GGCGAGAATGCAAACGACTCACCGCCGGCAATAGAAAATAAAAATTCTTCGATCTGATCGTTCTGGCTGTGCGGCCAGATCAGCTGAATGTCATAGACTTTTGTGGCCCGGCGCAGCACGGTTTCAACGTGCCCGCCGAGTGATACATGCTGTGTCTTTGGCTGGTCGATGGTGGTTTGATAGGCGTGCAGGATCACATCGATGCTGTATTGTGTGCCGGCAGTGTGTGCGGGTGAGTCTGTGACCAGGGCGCCCCGGTCAACTGCGGTGTAGGTAATAGCGGCCATTATGTTGTCAGCTCCAAAGCCTGGCGCGAGTCATTGCGAAACAGGATCACATCTTTGTTGTCGACTGAATCCTGAATTGCTGGTATCAACAAATCTTGAATGATCTCATCAGTGACCACGCCGTTGACATTGATGGTAATAGTGCCGCCGACTTGCGGTGTGGTGTTGCTGAATGGTTGTGTCACATCGGTTGTGGTTGACGGGTTCGCAAACGTGCCGAGATTCGAGCCACCACCGCCGCCCGAGTTTGAATTGATCTGTGCGGCCTGGGCCAGTCCTGTTGCTGCAATCAGGCCGACATTGATCGCGCCGAGTGCTTTCATGTTTGCCGCTGCGGCATAACCGGCAGGCGTCGGGCCATAAAACTCAAAAGCACGCATTACAGCCACATTGGTTGCCATTATGGTTTCCGCGATAGCGAGCCCTTTTTGTACGGCCAGGGCGGCGATGGCAAAGCCTTTTGATTTACGCCCGAGCGTTGACAGCAGCGCAACCGTGTTGCCGAGTACACTGGACTGCAGCGACTTCTGCGCGGTGACAAATTCCTGCTCTTGCGTGATCTTTTGTTTTATATATCGCTCATGCGCACCGGCTGCCTGGTCCAGCACATCCTGAATATAGGCGAGCTCATCATCGATGACATCGCGGGCCGGGAATAATCCGCTCGCTGGCTGTTCCTCGCCTGCTGTGCCGCCCGTTTGTGCTGCGGCGCTGCCTATGATGCCGCCGGTTGTGATCTTGTCCTGTTCGTCGAGAAAAGCCCGGTAATCCTCGAGCGTTTTCTCCATCTCGGCCCGTGTTGCTTCACGCGCCTTGATGATATTGTTGACGCCAGAAAAATCGAGATTAAACAACCGATCAAGTATTGCCGCCACTGCGCCGGCCCAGTCGCCCAGGTCTTTGAACTCGAGGGCGACCGTTGTGGCAAAGAATGCGACGTCTTTCAAAAACTCGGGCATTTTCGACGGGTTGCCGGTGACAATGGCAGTCATGGCCTCGGCAGCCGCCTCGATCTCGGGCGCGAGTGACGCGAACGCCTCAACTGTGCCAGTGCGTAGCACCTGGTTGATGCGGTTCAATGCGTCGTTGGCCTTTTCTGAATTGCGCACAATGTCATCACTTAACACCACGCCCAGCGATCGCGCCTCGCTGCGATAGCCATCAAGCCCGGCCTTGCCGTTTTTCAGCGTATTAACCAGGGCGGCCCCCTCGGTGTCGAACGCCTTGAACGCGAGTAATAACTGCTGCTGCTCTGACTCTGCATTTTTGATGGCGTCAGCGTAGTCGCCGAGTATGTCCTCGGTCGAGCGCATGGTGCCGTCAGCGTTGCGCAATTCAATGTTCAGATCATCGAGCACATTTTTCAGCACACCGCTGCCCTGGGCGGCCTCGCCGACGCGGCGGGTAAAACGCTGAATGCCGACATCGAGCGCAGATTGCGCCACACCGGTCTGCTCGGCGGCAAACCGAAACTCTTGCAGCGACTCTGTTGCGATGCCAAGTTTGTCGGCGGTCTTGCCGATGTTGTCAGCAAAATCTAGTGCCTCTTTCGCAGCCCTGGCGAATCCATACGATGCCAGCGATGCGCCGATACCTGCAGCCAGCCGGGTAAACGTGCGCTTTATTGCCCTGGATCGTTTCTCGGCCAGTTGTTCGGCGCGGTTCAGGTTGCGTTCGAACCGCGATATATTGGCCGCCAGATCGATTGTCAGTTGTCCGAGTGAACCGCTTGCCATTATGTTTGCCTTTTCTGCATGAGTGCCCGCATGCCGCCCTCAAAGTTGGCACGCTGTTGCTGTTGTTTTTTCTTTTTCATTTCCTCGGGGTCGGGCGGCACGGGTTCGCCGACCGGTTCCATTGTGGCGAACGCCATCCACTCGTTGAGCTGCTTGGATGTCATCATTTGCAGCATGATGTCAGGGTGTGGGTATCCCAGTGCAAGGCATAGCCGAAAATAAAAACGGCGCTTCCACTGGGTTTTTAGTTTCCCGCCGTTTCCTCGATATCCCGATCAGATAGCTGGTTCATGTTTTGCGCTGCATCGACAATTCTGTTCAGCGCCTTTGCTGACTTGTTGCCGACCGCCTCAACATCATCATCACTGAATATGCGCTGACCGTCCTCATCGACCGTGCACAATACAACCAACTGCGCCCGCATGTTTCGCAGGCGCTCTTTGATTGGCATATCCTTTTTGTCGATCAGGTTCGATTCGTATTCGTCACGCTCTTTGCCGGTCATTTCCCGCACATATACAGTCGCGCCCCACTCGGGCACCTCGACGGGCTCGCGTGGCAAATCCTCGGCGGTCAATATCAATTCGCGTAAGCTCATCGATTAAGCCTCAGTGATTGAACCGGAAACGCGCAGCACAACCGACAAGCCGGTGACATTATCGACAGCGTTCGAGATGCTAAAACCTTTGACGCGGGCGGCAAATGTCCAGGTGGTTACCGGTGAATCAGTGAATGATATGCGGTAGTTGCGTTGAGTACCGGCGGCACGGTCACTGCGCAGCTGCGCATGCTGTACGTTGCTCGGGATATAATTCATGTCGAGTGTGATGTCGCCCTCATCCTGCAGGCCGAGCACATACTCTTTTGCAGTCGATGACAGATCAGTGACATCGATCTCGTTCGATTGACCACCAGGGCCGTCAATGCTTTTGACTTCTGCAATGGTCGTGAATACTTCAGGGCTGGCACCGTTGCCGACTGCAATGGTCATGCCCTGTGATGTCAATGCGCTAGAGCTCATAATTTTTTACCTTTTATCAGTGCCTGTACCAAATAGAGTAATCGACGATGACCTGGTACAGTTGTGTGCCATCCTCGAAATTATCAGTGTTAAAAACCTGCACCGCCCGGAAGTTGCTGCCCTCGGCGTTCTTTAATGCGAGCCGGCATTGCTCGGCCACGCTTTCGGCTTGTGCCAGTGTTGTGCTGTAACAGGTCAGGCGCATGCGGGCATTTTCCACGCCCTGCCCACCGCTGGCCGCCATCGTGTTTTCCCTGGTCTGTGCAATCTTCTGGATCACTACAACCGGATAACTCGACGACTGCGGCATGATCATGTTGTAGATGCGATAGGTTTCAGGGCTGTCGCCATTGCCGACCAGTGCCTGCAGGCCGGCATAGCTTGCGAGTGCTGATCGTGTTGCCTCGGTCGGTGTGGTCATCGGCTTTTAACCCTGTTCGCCTGGCGCATCACGCCTTTTAACAATGCTTTTTTGATCAGTCTGTCGGCGGCAAATTTTGTTTGCTCGAATGCCGGCACCAGGAAACCGCTGCGGCTTTTCTTGCTGGTACCAAACTCGACGAATTTCCAATACCAGGCGCCGACGTTAGGATCACGCCTGCTTGACAGCACACCAATGCGCAGCCGTGCGGTATCAAGCAAATATTTTTTCTTTTCGGCGCGTGTAACAATGTTTTTGCGCAGGTGGCCGGCATCGTGTGACCAGGTTTTGCCGCGTAGCTTGCGGGTGAAACTGACGCCCTCGGGCACCAGTGCACGCGCACGGTTGCGGATAAGATTGGCGCCGGGCCGCAGCGCCTTTTGTACTTCACGCTTGCGCACCTCTTTGGGCAATGCCCGCAGCGCCTTGCGCACGCCCTCGAGGCCCGTGATTTTTATTTCATCAGCCATCGTTCACGCCCTCGCTGCACATCAGATGCGTTTCGCGGTTGCGCTCTGACACATCAATAATCGATTGAATGTTATAGATGCGACCGTCGAACGATACGCGCATTTTCGGTGTGACCCCTGACAGATAACGCAGGCGAATGCGTGTTGTGATCTCGGCGTTGAATTGCTGACTTGCAAAGTATTCACGCCCGCGCAGGGGCTCGACCGCCGCAAACGGTTGCGCGTAGGTTGACCAGCTTTTGATTGCCTGGCCGAATGCGTCCACGCTCTCTGTCGGCTGCTGTATCGTGATCTTGTGCCGGTAGATGCCGCTGCGTACTGCCATCAGAATGCCTGCAGCTTATACGGCGCCAGGATGGTTCTGTATGACAGGGGCACATCATTGATTGCGATGCCTGGCGCAGTGGCCTCGCGGTTTTCATACAGGTGCCCGATCAACAACAAGATCGCCTGCTTGATCGGCATCGGCACATTGTCGGCCAGGTCAACCGGGCTCGCGCCGCTGTCCTCATAGCCGGCCAGGTATTGCACATTGACCGATCGCGGGAATACACGCGGCGACGGCCATGACTGATTGCGGGCCGGGTAAACAATGCCGGGGTCGCCATCAGTATCGACAATGTAATTCGCCGAGCTCCATGTTTGCAGCACATCGTCATTGTCATAATATTTGATATGCGTCACGCTGATCAGCGGCGGTGCCGGCAGTTCCAGCGGTGTCATGCTCGATGCCGGGAATGCGTCAAACCAGATGTCGATGGTTTGTGAAATGAATGCCCGGCTTGTATAGCGTTCGGTGTACTCTCGCGCCGTTTTGATCAGGTCATTCAGATAGGTGTCATCGTCACTGGTCGTGATGCGCAGGTGCGTTTTTACCTCGGTCAGCGTAACCGGTTCGGCTGTGGGTGCCGTGGTTACTGTGCGCCCGTGTCGGTGTCTGTTTGGCATAGTTCAAAAAGCCTCGGTTTTATATGTTGCCAGGCGTCGCCCGCCTCGATCTCTGATTGTGTCCACTGCGCATAGGCCAGATCATAGGCCCATTGCTGCCGATCCGGTTCGAACAAACTCAGCTCATCAACTGACTCAGCGGCCAGGCCGGTCACCATGCTGCCGGGGTCATAGATCACCACCGGCTTGCCGGCCAGCATCGCATCGACGCCAGTGTTCGAGTTACAGGTCACAACAAACGCGGCACCGTTCAGGTCATCGCCCAGACTGCGGGTGCTGGTCTTTGCGCCATCGATGCGCATGTCGCGCCGTGATAATGGGTGCGGCCTGAATATGATCGGCAGATCGATGAACGCCTTGATATCCTTGACGGCCTGCTTGTAAAACTCTGACAGGTGCAGGTGGGCGGTTGACATATCGCCCTCGACCTGGCCGACCAGCAGCACATAATCGCCGACCGGGTTCCAGGGTTGCATGGCAACACCGTGTTGCTGCCAGCGATCGCCTGGCATGACCTGGTTGCAAAAGTCTGCGCGGTTGTTCAGGCCGTTGAGCCCGACTGCTGTGTGCTTTGTCCGGTCGCCAAAATAACCACGCTCGAGCACAACATAATTGCCGCATTGCTTGATCAGGTGCTGTGCCCGCACGCCCCAAAACACACCGGCATCGGCGGGCCTGTAGCCAGTACCTGCCAGGCGCATTTCGAACCGAACGCCGCAGCGTTTCAATCCTTTGGCAAAGGCGCCGAGCCACTGGCGCTGATGGTCGGCAGTGGTGTGGTATAGCGTTAAATCAAACGGCATAGCCAAACGCCTCGAAATCATTGGCATAGCGCCGGGCGATCATGTCGCGCACGCTCTCGGCCATCTCGATCGGTATAGGTCGTGATCTGTTTGTGTGCGGTAGATCGGGCAGGCTGATGCCGCATTGATCATCGACCAGGTGCTGCACCTTTTTCCAGTCATCGCCCAGGTTTTCAAAACGCCCGACAAAATCAGGCACCAGGTCATCGTTGTGGTACAGCTCATAATACTGCGATCGAAAATGCTGATCGGCGCGTTCATCGGGTATATGCTCGATCGACTTGATGAACTGGTCAAAACTGATGTTTTGCCAAATGCCATATTTTTCGAACGCCCGATGATGGGTTTGCACCACCTTGTTGCGATAGCACGACATGATTCGATCATAGGGATTGCGCACAAACGCAATTTTCAGGTCATCGCTGTTGCTCAGTTGCGCTTTGTCAGCGGTATAGAATATGTGCCGGTTCGCGTGGGCGTTTGCCATAAAGCCGTTTAAGCCGGGCCATTTCGCATTGATGCCGATGGCGTTCAACATGGCGACCTTGATCGATGTGTTCGCCACTTTAGGGATCAACATAAACGTCAAGCCCTTGCCCGTTAATACGATATTGTTAGGGTCAGGCATAGTGCAGCCAGCAGTCATCAGGTTGTTTTACATAGGCGCCGAGCGTACCCAGCACCGCAGCCCGAACGCTCGGATAATGGATGTCATGGCCCATGAGCACGCCGCCGGTGCCGACCTTTGGCAACCAGGCCGCAATATCCTCGCGCACTTCCTGCTCGGCATGGCAGGCATCGATAAAAACAAAATCAAGTGAGTGATCGGGTATCAGCGCGGCGGCATCGACTGACGGCATTTTCATGATCTTGATTCGATCATCATAGTGGCGGGCACCTTCGCGCACTCGTTGCTCGTTCTGCTTGTGGTTCATTTTCGGATAACCGTACAAGCCTTTTGGCCCTGGGTCACTCACCTGCTCGACTGGTCGCCATTGATCGACCGCGATCATCGATAATTCAGGGCATGCGTCGAGCACGCCGAACAGGTTGCGGCCATACGCCACACCGATCTCGGCGCCGTGGGTGTAGCTATTGCATTTCACAATGTTGCTAATTACCTGCCAGCGATGCATGTCGGATATTCGCCCCTGTATTCATCGACCGGAATCGATCGCTTGATGATGTTCTGAAAATGCGGTGACTTGTGCCAGTCTTGCGGCCAGGCTTGCGTCGCCACTTCGATCGGTTTCGCCCACTTGAAATGCAAAAACGCAGGCTTGTTGATATCGGTGGCTCGCCCGCCGATGCCGGTGATCTTTTCGCACTTCGGGCCGTTGATGTAATGGGCGCCATAATCCATGCTAAACACTCGCGGCTCACTGGCGCAGTATTTGCGCTCACCGATATGTTTCAGTTCATGGCCGACAATATCGACGCCGCGCATGTGGATGATATCGACGCCGACATCGATCAGGCCGCGCACGCTATCACCGAGCCAGTCCATTGCCACCATGTCGCCATCCCACTTGCACACATGGCGGCGCGTGGTTTTTTCCAGGCACCAGTTATAAAAAAATGTGCGTGATCTGACGTCGGTTGCATCCTGCTTGTCATAGCCGTCACCGTTCGGCCATGAGTCAAACTCATAATGATAGAGCTTGATTTTGTCGTCGTTAAACCGGCAAATCTGTGCCTCGGTGCTGTCGGTGCTGTTCTGCAGACAAACAACAATCTCATCGAACCAGTCGATAATTGACTCGATGCAATAGCCAATAAACTGCGCCTCGTTTTTCAGGCGCAACATGGCTGACAGTCCGGGCTCGCGTTTCATAACACCTTGTTGAGTTGTTTCACGGGAAACATATCGAGCGCGGTGTCTCGGGTGCAGTTGATGACCTCGATCAAACCCTGCCTGGCAATGCTTGCAAAGTTGTCATGCCATCGGTGATAGTTCGAGCGCATCCCGTCCGGGTGATCACCGAACCAGTGACTCGCGCCGCTCTTTGAAATCTTCATGTCATAACCGGTCAGGATGACGCGGCTCGCGCCGAACAGGTGCGCCAGGTTGATTGCCTGGTACCCGCTATTTTGACCGGTGTGGATATAACCGGGGTCACTCGACAGGCCATCGCCCTGCCGGCCCTCGATCCAGTTTATGCCGTACTTGGCAGCCGCCGCCTTGTCCTGTGTCCACTTTTGCCCGGTGAACTCGGGGGCACCGTTGTGCCAGTTCCACCATTTGCCATCACAGGCATAGAGCACATCGGCAAAGGGGGCGATCTTGTAATTGTCATTGATGGCGATCACTCGCGCCTTGCCCTGGATGTATTCAATATCGGCCAGGTCGAGTGATGGCCCCGATGCGATACAGACGACCGTTTCGCCTTGCCAGTTGTTCAGCTG